GGGTCGGTCACCTAAGGTGCCCCCCCTGGCCGAAGCCAGAGTATTTACCTTAGGGTAGGGGATACTCCCCTTCAACAGGTTTTCCCTCAGCCCAACCAGAGAAGACTCTGAGGCGGCTGAGCGACTAACTGTTCGAAGGAGGGTTGTGGGATCGTTCGGGGTTCTTCTCTGTGAAGACTACCGAGCGGTTGATCCCCGCCGCTTACCTTTGGGCCGTCGCTTTCGCGACCCCTCGGGGGGGCGGGACCAACCAGGTAGTCTTACCGCCTCGCAGTCTTGGGCTACCTCTAATAGCAGCCCATCTGCGATGGCCTCAAAAGCACCTGGTTCCTGCCACTCCTGCAGCAGCGAGACGGTAATTGCCATCGAACGGAGAACATCCATGCCAAAGCGCGTGTCATCTATTGCACGCGACAGTAGCTGGAGGTCTCCGGACGGAGCAATACCGAACACTGCTGCCACGGGTCGGTCCGACGGCCGCACAGGGCGGGATAGGTCCGTGATATCCCAGTCGCTCACCCCCTCGGTGAGTGGCTGCGATGCCAAGGACCCACCTGGATGCCCCGCATCTAACAGAGCGCGACCCATTCTAAGGTCAACGTCCTGTACAGATGAGGGAACCAGCGTTTCTTGCTGACCTCCAATCACCCACCCAAGACAGAGTGAGTGAAGAGAAGTCGCAAGAGACTCCTGCCACTGTGCCCAAGTCTCTCGCGCTCTTCGGATCCGACGGATCTCGAAGACGCGTTCAATACCCAGGCCACTCCAATCTAACCAAGGAACAATAGGAAATTGTTTCTGGTCAGGTTGCAGCGGTGGTAGCCGGAACAACACCGATGGCTCCGAAAAGAGGAACCTTATAAGGTCCTCCCATGGAGACATCCAAGTGCCGCCCCACAGCGCTGGCCGTGAGAACGGAGCACCTGGGCCCATAAGAGACACAAGGTATAGACGCCACAACCGTGGGAAACTAACTATGTTAGTCACCACGGACAGGGAACCAAGGATCGATTCCACCCCCAAACTCCAACCCCGACGAATCAGAGTATCCACCAGGACACGAAGTCCTGAAGGGTACAATGCCGTTAGGCGGAGAAGTCTGGCGGGAACCCCCGTGATTTCATGTCCCTTGTAGAATATACGCTTGGCAAATTCTGCCAAGCCTATACCTACAACCGACTTGTCCATGTTGATATCAACATGTAACCAGTCCATGAAATCGCGATATTCCGTAGCTACGTCTTCATCGAAGATGACGATGTCATCTCCGAGAAGAGCGTAACCCGTGAATAATCCATCGAACCCTGCCTGCCTGGCAGCCAATTGAACAACTACATGATGGGAAACCGCGAAAGCGGCCCATGATGATAGAGTGCCCATTGGCTGTCCGGCCATGTAGCGGTAATCCGTACCTTTGTAATGATACGGCCGCTCGGTAAGGAGGGTTACCCAAGCTGACGCCGCATCTGGCCCTATAAGGGGACCTAGCACCAATTCTGTGAAACGGGCGGGAAACCGATCGGTCGCCGCTGAGAGATCGAAGCTATACAGCTTCGTCCCTTTCGCGGTCTCCTCCCGGACCCGATCCGCCGCACAAGATTGATCCCAAGTACCGTCCATAGGCAACCTTCGCAGGCTTTCCATAAGAAAGTCGTGAAGGGGCTTACAGACGGATTGGGTCCAGTAGTCACTGATTGCGAACAGTCGCTTCTTCCCACAAGGCTCATCTTTGACGCCAAACCGCCCCAAGGCGGGATAACGGCAAGGAAGAGACCTTGCGAGTCCAAGTCTCTGTTCCAACCAGGACCCTGTGAGCTGGGCCAGAATGTCCACTTTCCGGATCAGGGGTGCAGAACCCAGGGCTTCTGCCAAGACTTTGAAAGTCGGCCAGAGCCCGCTCTCCCTTAGAGCGAGGGCGTCCCAATGGGAAGCAAGCACAGAATGTCCATTCGGGCCGGACCGATTACTCCTATGGAGAATCGGATCGACCGTCTTGGGCACCTGATACTGCTTCACCCCAAGATCCGCGAGGACCTCCCAAATTTCATCGATCATCCGTTTCAACCGACGGGGAGAAGGTTCTCTCCAATCGGAAGGCGTGGTGACTGTTTGAAACTTGATAGGCCCTTCGTGAAAGATCACTCTGGCAAAACCGAGTAGTGTCAGAGCGACGCGAATTACAATGATGTTGTCAGCCATTATTCCCTTCCGGATCGGTCCGGGCAGGAGTAACGGAAGACCCCTACGCAATTTCACTGACGAATGGGATAGAGAATCCCCCGCCAGGAATTTGAGTAGGCATCGTTGCGATTCCTTGAGGTACATTCCCAATCCTTTCTTCCCTCTCGTGCGTTGGATCCCTTCCAAACGCAGGAAGAAGGTTGAAATGGAAGTGAATAAGCCCACCGGGACTCCAAGAGCCCCTAGGATAAATGTATAAACATTTATCCAGGATCGCCCGAAGAGTTCTGACACCGCTGTCTTCCGCAGTGTCAGAAATGATACTTGTTGTGTCATTTCTGGTATTGTGTGAGATAGCAGTGTCCTACCACCGGCCCTACCACACGGGTACGGACCCTATATGATAGGGGCGATGGACCTGGGGCCTAACCCGGACGGAGGTGGTTTGATCCCGACACCCTTCCCAACTTACCTCATTCCAAGTAGGAATGCGCAAGCGTTCCGGGCCGGGATGAGTGACCGCCCCGGGACAGAAATCCCGGGGCT